TCAATGGAGGCCAAGATTGACAAGCTCGAAGCCAACATGACAGAACTTCTTGCCTTGTCCAACAAGAGCCGGGGAGGGCTTTGGATTGGCATGGCCTTTGTGTCTGCTGCATCTACTGTTGCTGGTTATTTTACTCATTTCTGGCAAAAGTGATGTGCAACGGCAATTGCTACCAGGGTAGGAATTGCGTCTGCCGCCAACCGGTAGATTGGTTGTCTTTGTTTAAAAGATTTTTGTTGAAAGTTACCAATGGCTACATGGCAAAATAAAGAAGGTAAAAACCCTGCTGGCGGTTTAAACGCTAAAGGCAGGGCTTCCTACAACGCTGAAACTGGTGGCCATCTAAAGCCACCGGTCAAGTCTGGTGACAATCCTAGACGAGCATCTTTCCTTGCCAGGATGGGGAATATGCCTGGTCCAGAACGAAAAGATGGAGAGCCAACGCGCCTTCTGTTGAGTCTGAATGCTTGGGGCGCATCATCTAAAGCAGATGCAAAATCTAAAGCAAAAGCAATCAGCAGCAGAAACAAATGAAAATACTAATTTTTCTTCTTTTTCCAAATCTAGCCTTTGCCGTCAATTTGATGGTCTGCAATGGTGATTTTGCCTTGTGTGCTGCTTCTGGAGCAACCTTGACCGGAAAGACAATCCGAGTTGATGGCAAGGAATTCCCCGAAGCAATGGCGGTTTGTCCTGTTCTCAAAGGCAGAAGCCTTGCTGATAGCGACCTAATGAAAGGTTCCTGTAAGGCTCCACCAGGCAAAGTCTGGAGTCTGTTCAGCGCAGACACAACCTATCCCCAGGCGCCAGATTGGACGCCGGTCACCGCAAAGCCTCGGCAGTACACCATGACCAAGGACATGGGAATGTCAAATATGTGGTCTTTCATCTGTGACAAGCAACCAAAGAAAGTGAATGGAGTCACTCTGGCCAACTGTTACGGTCCGGTAAACGAGTCACCTTGGAACGCCGCGCATCTTGTTCCTGGGACCAACATCATCACCCAAGCTCCGATTGAAGTTCTTTACCCAGTTGGTGGCAATCTTCCATAATTGTTTTATGAAAGCAAAGCTAACTTTCATTGTGACCGTCATGGTTAGTCTGACGCTATGTATTGTCGTGCTATCCATGTCCGGGGTAATGCTATTTGGTTTGTTTGATCCCCTTGTGGACAACAATAAAATTTTTGAGTTAGTTGGTCCTGCATTTCAAACAGTAGTCGGCGGGTTCATTGGCTTGCTTGCCGGGGTGAAGCTATCCCATGATGAAGAAGAAACGCCAAAGAAAGATTGTAAATGCTGACACTTCTTACCACTCTGGTTTCTTTCTTGGCCGGTGGTTTACCTAAACTTTTAGGATTCTTCCAGGACCGAGCAGACAAAAAACAGGAAATCTTGCTTGCTCAGATGCAGATTGAGCGTGAGCTTGAGATGAGGAAATTGGGGTTTGAGGCTCAACAGCGGGTAGAGGAAGTGCATCTACAGGGCCAGCTGGTGGAAGCTGCTGCAACGGAACGATCTGCTTTGTACGCCCATGACATTGCAATCGGGCAGGGAGCCAGCCAATGGATGATAAATCTTAGGGCAGGGGTTAGACCTCTGATTACTTACGGCCTGTTCCTTCTTTTGGTGTTTGTGGATGTGGCCGGGTTTGTCTATGCCTGGAACCATAATGTGCCGTTCACAGAAATGTTAGATACCTTGTGGGATGCAGACACGCAGATCATCTGGGCCAGCGTAATTTCTTTTTGGTTTGGAAGCCAAGCGTTTGCTAAGAAATGAAAGTATCGGACAAGTGTTTGAGCATAATTCGTCATCATGAGGGCGTGCGTTACCGTCCGTATCGCTGCCCTGCAAAGCTCTGGACAATAGGAATTGGCCATGTTTTGTACCCCATTCAAGGTAATCTTCCTTTGGATAAGCGACAGGATTTTCAGTTACAAGCACAGGACGACAGAACTTTTTCAAGGGAAGAAGTAGATGGAATACTTAGGAGAGATCTTGCAAGGTTTGAGTTTGGGATTGGGAGACTCTTTCCTGTTCAGCTTACACAAGGCCAGTTTGACGGCCTTGTTTCTTTTTCTTTTAACTGCGGACTTGGGACGGTCCAAAGGTCAACGCTTCGTCAAAAGCTGCTACGAGGCGAACCGGCAGAGGACGAATTCTTAAAGTACACTATCGGCGGCGGTAAGATACTGCCTGGACTTGTTAAGCGAAGAAAAGACGAACGAGCACTTTTTCTGGAGTAATCATGAATTTCACCATCAAAGCAGAAAAACCTAAGACCAAAGAACCTATCCACTACGAATACGAGCGTGAGCACAAAAAAGAAATGCGCCGTATCGAAGCCGTGGAAAAAGAACTCAAGCACCACGAACAGCTCGGAATGGCTAAAGCCCATCCACAGCGGCCAAAGTCTTGATGTGAGCTGCTGACCAGAGCTCTTGTCTCTGGGCCTTGGTGAGCCGATGGCCCTGGTCAATCTCAAAGTGGCAAGATTGGCACAGAGCTGCCACTAGATTGTCATCGGCCTTGATGCCTCTTCCTTTGCCGCCGCCCCAATTGGTGTGTGCTGCCTGGACGCCTTCTGAGCTGCCGCAATGCTGGCAGTCCAGACTGGCCACCAGCTTGAGAAACTTCTTGTCTCTTATATAGATGTGCTTGGGCCTCATTCGTGAGACCTGATCTGTAGCCTTTCGCTTGCTTGCCTGGTACGCCAGATCTCAATGTCAAGCCGAGCCGACTCGAGCTCCCACTTTAAAGTCTCTTCCTTCTCCACAGAAGCCGCAAGACCGGCCAGCACTTCTATGTACTGAGGATCTGCATACGCTTCTCTTTCTTGGGAGTTGACGGCCACGCATCCTGATTGCATGGCATCTTTCATCAACAAAGCCTTCTTACTTTTTCTGAATTCCTCCAGGTAAACTCTCTGTCCTTTTGCTTTGCCGTACTCTGGGGCTTTTTGTCGTATCGTTGCTGCTGCTTCTTCTGGTTTCATATGGTAATTCCTTAGTGCTAAATAAATGTTTATTAAAACAAATGCGCCTCCTAATAACATTATTCTTATTTGATCTTGAATCTTTTACTTCTGTTGGCGCATTGCATTTTGGGCAGTTCATTTGATTCCATGCGCCTCCTCAACCATTCTGACATACCGAGTCATCCATTCGCCCCAACGCTTGTTAATTTCAACCTGAGTCATTGGAGTAAGCTGCTGCCATTCTTTAACCAGCACATGGTTTAACCTACGATCCAGCTCATCAAAGGCTTCATCTTCAGTCATTGTTTTTTTCCTTGAGTTTGGCTTCAATATCGTTCTGCACCTGCACGGCCAGTAGCCACGCCCAAACAGCACCGCCGGCTACTTTGGCAACAAATTGCATTGCGACAATTTTAGGCATTAGCATACCAAATGCTATTGTTGGAAAAAAAACTGAATCTACGGCAGCACTAGCCGTATTTGAAAGGTTGGTTCGTTTTATCCATGATCCTGTGGTTTTTACAAATACTACCCAATCTACCAATGCCGCCATCAAAAATGATATAGCAGAAGCAATAGCAATCATTTCTGCGGCAGGGTTTAATAAGTAAGTTAAACAACTTGTCCCAACAATCAAACCGCCCATTTGCCACTTTTTAAGTCGAATATGAAGCCAATCCCTTAAAGTCAAATCAAAACCAATTAAGCAAAAAGCAAGAACTGGACTAATTGATGGGCCAAATGTGGCTACTAACAAATTTGCCGCAATCATTGATGCCGCATAAGCAAATAACGCAAAAATCATATTACTCTTTCTGTTTGAATTACTACACCGTGATGATCGGCAGTCAAAGTTTGCTCTCCACCAAATTTATAAAATAAATCATCAGCAATTGATTCGTGAAAACCTGATACAAATTTATTAACTGTTTCCAATATGTCCTCAACAAGTATTTTTTTGGAGTGTTTTATTTCTAATTGATAAGTTATTGGTTTATTGTTAACAGGGCATAAAGCAATAAATTTAGTGCTGTATTTGTTCATAAAAGTGTGTTTTGTTCCATCGGTTGATAAAAGTTCCATTTGGATGGGGCGTTAAATGCCTCAATTCTTGACCGCATGACTTGCGCCCTTGCTTCTTTAGTTGGAGGGGGGTAATTGCCATTTCTCCATTTATTGTCAATTCCAACGCCTCGGCCTATGTTGGTGCTATCTGCTGATGAAAAAGGCAATTTAGTAAAGATTGCAGGGTCAAGCATTCTTAATCCATGTAATTTACAAGCGGGTCTGCCCATGTCATCACAAATAACACGCATGGCCTGGCTCATCTTGACCCACCATTGAGATGTTCCAACGCTTGAAAACTCGCCTGAACTACCAATGCAAACCCGAACATAAGTGTTTGCTAGTTGTTCAAGACGCTCTAATGATTCGTGCATATGCCAAACAGGTGCGCCAAACCATGTAGGTAATGGACAATTTTTTAGCAAAGCATCGTTGTCAGCTTCATTTCCATCAATAACATCAGGAATAACCGCAAAGTCACATGACGGTACTTTTTTTATGTTTAGCGCCCAATCGTAAAAAGGTTTCCAATCTTGAATTGGATTGCCTGACCGCCATGCTGAAAATGCCCCGTTATCAATAGCAAAAGATTGAGCCACTTCAATAGCTGTAGATAACTGATCTAAGTGAGCAAACGAAACAAACGCATGACCATTTTCAATAGCTTTGACCGCTACTGTCGCAGGAGTGATTGGAAGCCCGTGATAGTGAATCATTTCCGCACCACCTGTACGGCCAGCAGCCATTTAGCAACTTCTAAATTAGTTGGCAGGTGATAATAGTTTCTCATTATATTTCCTTAATCATTAAATCAATCCCTGGTGTTTCTGCATACGCTTTTCTAATGTGCGCGTCTACTATTTGTGAATCATCATGATAAACAATACCATTGCACGCATCACCAACACTTTTTGCAACATTGTCGAAGTCTGGTTTCTTGCATGGCCTCTCCAAGCCATCTAAACAGGCCAAGGTTCGCTTTTTAGAGTACGCCTTAGGGATAGGTAGCCTGATGTACAGATAGAGCGCCACAGGCGTTTCTAGCGGATCAGTAGATCCCATTGCTTGTTTTGCAGCATCTTGAATTAATGTTTCATAAGACTTAGTTTTCTCATCGGTATAGGTTGAAACAAAAGATCCACGCCGAGCAAATCTAGGACGGCCTTTGCCATGTGGAATACCGTCAACAGAAAATGTAACTTGGAATGTCATTTTTGATTATTCATTCTTCGACGAAGATCATCTGCTGCTAGTATTCCTCTTTTGCGTTCAATGTCGTTAATCGTTGTTTTCCACCAGTTGGCTGCTGCATTTACTCCAAGGTCTTTTGATTTCGTTTTGTATCGTTGCATCCATTCCCGAGCTTCCGCATTCTTCAATGTCTCCTGTGAGGTAGAGGGCGTAGGTAATGGTTTTGATGCAGGGTTTGTAGCCATGTTTAATCCTTGAAAGAATTTCATGGGCCTCATAGTAATTCATTTTTAATCCCCACAGAAGCACGCAATGGCTTCTTCATTCTTCTCAAACATATCAACCTGTTCCTTGTTAAATTTGAGCATAGATGCATACGATGGGCGGTCAGAACGAAAGGTTGCGCCTATTTTTTCTTCCATAGACGCCCACCAGACTGCCCTGTCAGGCTTGTCTGCTATCAAAGAGGCAATCTGATGCGCCCCTTTTAAGTAGCACAAGTCGCAGTTCCCTAAGTTTGTAACCTTCCCGCTGAAGGAAAGACCAAGATCAAACTTGTAAGACTTCCAAAAATCCTGTACATCTTTTTGAAAAACTGCCGCATCTACTAAAGGGGTTAACTTTGTATCCCTCATCTTAGCCACCCGACGTTTCTCATCAGCCCTAATACCAACCATTGTTTCGTAACTTGGCACACCAATACTTTTTAAGTATCTGTCTATGGTAAGAACTTTTAATTCTGCCGTACAAAATCTGGCAATTGGGTTGGGTAAATAATTCTTCTTAACAATAAGCTGGGCAAAAGGTT